GAACTAAAAAATGATAGTAAAAATCAATCAGAATGATAAAAAGGTATAAATGTATGCCTAAGATGATAAAGTGGCTTAAAATCGAAAATAGAGCGTTTAAAGTGGTTGTTTCCAAAATGGAAACAGTTGCAAAAAAAGAAAAGGAGATAATTAAAATGATATACACAATTAAATTAGATATTGAGATAGATGATAAATGCAAAATGGAGGCTTTAAACTTAAACGAGGGGATTAGAGATATTATGATGCGTGGAGCATGGCAAATAATTAACATTGATAACCTCGACATATTAAAAATTGATGATAAGGTTATAAAAAATATACTTTATCCACCTGTTGCGATAGGCGACACGGTATATTTTGCATATATTGAGACACTGGACGGAGATAAAATCATCAGGCCATGGCTTGTAAGAGGACTTATGTACAAAAATGGGGATTGGTATGCGATAGAGAACGATGGTGAACAATACAAAATTGGCAGTGAGTACGCTTTCTTGACAGAAAAAGAATCAGAAATTTATTTAGATATGGAGTACGAAAAATGGGCACAAAGGGAAAGGGAGACATGGAGGCAAGAAGTTGATGATTTATACCATTATGCAAGCGAAGTAGCTGATAAGTACAAAGTAGACATAAAAACAGAAATTGAAACAATTAAGACAAAGATATCAGAGCAGGCAAATAAAAAATTAAGGAGGGCAAGTAAATGATTAACAATTTTAAATGGATACCAATAGAACATAAGTTGCCATCTCCCGGCGAATGCATTATTTGCACAGTATATGACCACATACGCAATCAGCTAGAGTTGAGATATCCAGTATATTATATGCAAAACCCTGATAGACCAGGGTATGCATTTTATTTGGGAGATATAAGCAGTCAACTGTTGCCAGATGTAAGTGAGATAAGGGCGTGGACGCCAATACCTAAAGTTTATGACGAGGAGATAAATTAAAATGATTAAAGTGTATAAATGTATGCCTAAGACATTAAAATGGCTTAAAATCGCTAATAATTTTCACAGAATGTTAGAATATGGATTTTTAAAAAAAGAGGAGGTGGAGAGTAATGACTAACGCAAAAGCGACATCATCACGTGAAGCTATTGTATTAAGTATACTCAAAAAATATGACTGGGATAATCTTAGACATGACATATTAAAAAACTTAGATAATCGTAGTGTAACGTTTGTAAGTTACAGTGATAAGCCAATAAGGAGAGTAAAATGATTGTATTAATTATAGTTGTATTGATATTACTGCTAATCTTTTACTCGATTGTAGCAGTAAGTAGCAGAGCAGATGATATTAAGATAAATATTAAAAGCAAGGAGGATAAGAGCATGACAGTAGTAACGAGTGAGCAAAAAAAAGAGTACTTGGGTAGTTATCGTAAAATGCACTACAAGTTATTATCTTTAAAGGAGCAACGCAAGGGACTTGTAGAAGCTATAAGTCGGGCAAGGGCAATACAGTATAGTGATATGCCTAAAGCTTTTAAAAAGAGTGATTTAAGTGACTACATTGTAAAGCTTAGCACTCTGATAGCGCAGATTGATGACATCGAGAGAGATTTAAGAGTTAAAAGGTTAGACATAGAGCAAAGTATTATTAATGTATCTGACGGACTTAAGAGCGAGATACTGCGTAAAAGATATATTGATATGCAATCTTTTGAGCAGATAGCAATCGAGTTAGGTTATACATATAGGCATACAGTGCGTATGCATGGCTGGGCTTTGCAAGATTTTGAGATAGATAAAAAGATGTCCTAGTATGTCCTAAAATGTCCTTAAATGTCCTAGTATGTCACTAATATATGTGATATTATAGTATTGTAAAGTTTTGTGATAATCTTATGATAGTTTGATAATAACCCCTCGGCATATACAGCATTATCCTTCCACATTGATTGCTGTATATGCTATCCCATAAATTTTACATTTTAGATACTCCCTCTTATAATTATTATAGATTTGGTTAAAAAGCACTTTTAACAGGGTGCTTTTTCGTGTAAAACAATTATTTATAAAATCTCACAATGATAAATGGCTGACAAGTATAATTAATTTACAGGTATGTAAAATTAGAAAGGAAGTGAGTTCTATGACAGATAAACAAAAGATATTTATAAATGAATATTTAATTGATTTAAATGCCACTAGAGCTTACAAAGTGGCATATCCAAATGTAAAGAAAACAGAAACTGCAGCACAAGCAGGAAGTCGTATGTTGAGAAATGTCAATGTTTCAGCATATTTGGCTGAACGAATGAAAGAAAGAGAAAAAAGAACAGAAATTACACAAGATAGTGTAGTAAAAGAACTTGCAGCAATAGCATTTTCAAAGGCAAGTGATTATGCAAAAGTAATAGAAAAACAAGCAGTTATAACAAATGAAGATGGTGACAGAATACCACTTTATGATGAAGATGGAAAACCAGTAATGGTTAATGATGTCAAGCTACAACTTACTGATAATTTGTCTGAAAGCCAATTAAAGGCATTATCAGGTATAAAACAAGGTAAATTCGGGATAGAGATTTCAATATGTGATAAATTAAAGGCTTTAGAGCTATTAGGTAAGCATCTTGGAATGTTTACAGAAAAGCTAAAGATAGATAATACAGCTGACAAAGAAAAGGCTGAGAAGTTAGGCAACATAGAGAACATACTAAAACAAATGAGACCTGAACAAGGTGGTGATTAGTTTGCTAATACTATCACCAAAATTTAAAGATTTTATACTTACAGAAACAAAAAGAGATTATCTTGAGGGTACGACTGCGGCAGGGAAAACAACCGTAGGGATATTTAAATTTATGTTGATGGTTGCTAAGTCAGATTTAACATATCACGTTATGGCTGGGTCTGATTTAGGTACGCTAGAAAAAAACGTTATTAACACCGAATTAGGACTTATAAAGCAGATGGAGGGACTTGCAGATTATTATCCAAAAGGACAAGGCAAGATAAGCTTACCTCACATCAAATATCAGACATCTAACGGTGAGAAAATAATATATTGTTGTGGGTTTGATAATAAATCAAGATGGAAAAAGGTGCTAGGCTCACAATCAGGTTGTGTTTACATAGACGAGGTAAATACAGCAGATATGGAGTTTATGAGAGAGATAACTCATAGATGTAAGTACATGATGACTACAAGCAACCCTGACTCTCCCGATTTGCCTATTTACAAAGAGTTTATAAATCATAGCCGACCTATAAAAAAATATATAAAAGATTATCCACAAGAATTATTAAATGAATTAAACGAAACACCAGTTGCAGGATATGTACACTGGTATTTTTCATTTAAGGACAATGCAACATTAACAGAGCAGGATATACAAGATAAGATAAACGCTGTACCAGTCGGTACAAAAATGTATAAAAATAAAATATTAGGTTTAAGAGGTAAGGCAGCAGGCTTAGTATTTAGTATATTTGACAAAAAAATACATTGCATTACAGTAAATGATGCTAAACAGTTTAAAAAAGGCTTAAGAAATGAAAAGTTTATACAATTTACATCTGGGCTTGATACTGCATACTCTAGTCAATCAGCCGATACTATAGCAATGAGTTTTGCAGGTATAACAAATAAGGGCAGATTTGTTTTACTTGATGAGAGAGTTTATAACAATGCTAATTTAGAGATACCTATCGCACCTAGCGACACAGTAAAAAATTATATAGATTTTTTAGATAGAAACTGTTCAGAGTGGGGAAATTTAAAACATGTGTTTATTGATTCTGCTGACCAGGCTACAATCACAGAATTAAAAAAATATAAAAGATTACATCCAGAATGTTTATATGTATTTAATAATGCATATAAAAAGACAACAATAATAGACCGTATAAAATTCCAACTATCGTGGATGAATTACAACATTGATAAAGGTATTAAAAATAAATACTATATAGTTGATACATGCAAGGCATATATAAGGGAATTAGAAGTGTACTCTTGGAAAGAAGATAAGGATGAAGAACCAGAGGACGCAAACGACCACATGATAAATAGTGTGCAATATGCGTGGTTGCCTTACAAAAAAATAATAGGAGTTGAACAATGATGAATTTATTACAAAAACTAGTTTTTAAATTATTAAAAATAACTCCTGCTACAAACAGAGAGATTATCATAAAAGAGCCTCTATCATTTGAGGCAAATGTTATAAAAAATCAAATATGGTATCGTGCTGATCCAGTCGAGATTGAGCAATTTTTTAAAGCAATTGCAAAATACGACGTTGAAAAGGCTCGATTTTGGTCGGCATGTCCTCAAGACCAAATACGAAAGACTCACAGTGGCATTGTACAGATAGTTATTGATAGGTTGTCAGACATTGTATTGTCAGATATGAATGAGCTTGACTTTGGCGAAAAAACAGAAGAAAAGCCAATCCTAAAGCTATGGGAAGAGATAGCAGAGGATAACGAGTTTAACACATTGTTAGACGAAGCACTAACAGGTGTATTAAGTAGTGGTGATGGTGCATTTAAGATTAGTGTAGAGCCAGGCATAAAATATCCGATTTTAGAATTTTATTCTGCTGAAAACGTTGATTTTGTACGTCAGCGAGGTCGACTAAAAGAAATACTGTTTTACACATCATACTTTAAAGAAAATAAAGAATATAGGCTAAAAGAAACATATGGTAAAGGATATATTAACTATCAGCTGTATGATGATGTGGGAAAAGAAGTTGATATAAGCATAATTGAAGAAATAGCAGATTTACAAGACACTAACTTTGATGGAGATTTTATCATGGGAGTGCCTTTTATTATATTCTCTTCCAATAAGTGGAAAGGTAGAGGTAAAGCCTTATTTGATAGTAAGACCGATAACCTTGACGGACTAGACGAGATACTAAGTCAGTGGCTAGATGCGGTTAGGCTTGGCAGGGTAAAAAGATACATACCAGAGGACTTAATTCCTCGCAATGCCGATGACGGTACTCTAATGCGTCCTAATCCTTTTGATAATGCATTTATAGCAACAGGTAGCGTAATGTCAGAAGATGGCACAGGTAAGATTGATGTATCACAGCCAATTATTAGCTATGAGGCATACGTTAATAGTTATATTAGCTGGATGGACTTGTGTTTACAAGGTATCATATCACCTGCAACACTGGGAATTGACCTTAAAAAGACAGACAACGCAGAAAGTCAAAGGGAAAAAGAGAAAATCACTATCCACATAAGGCAAAAAATTACAAATGTGCTAGACAAGGTTATCCCAGCTCTTGCAGTTGCAACTTTGCAAGTATATGACCTAATGCAAAACAAAGCAGCAGGGGAATACATAGCTGATGTTATCTTTGGGGAGTATGGAGCACCTGGATTTGAAAACGTTGTGGAAACAGTAACAAAGGCTAAGGCAGGGCAAGTAATGAGCATTGAAACTTGCATTGAAGAAATGTATGGAGATACAAGGGACACAGATTGGAAAGCTGAAGAAGTAAAAAGGATTAAGGAAGAAATGGGAATTGCTGAAATTGATGAATTAACATTAATAGATAATGCAGGAGTTGAAGATGAATGAAATACGAGTGCAAAACAATAATGTTTTTGTTTATAGCAATAATAGCGATTAGGGTAAGTCCTTGGTGGTTATTATTGCTTTTTCTAATACCCTCAGATAGAGGTGATTAAATGGATTATGACAAGGAAATATATGATATCACAAAGGCATTTAAACGTATATGCAATGAGTTGATAAACTCCCTTATGCGTAATCTAAAATTACATATCGCAGAAGAAACAAAAGAGGGTATCAACTGGACCGCATGGCAGGTGGAGCAATTAAAAGCTTTGGCAGAATACAGGGAAAGGAATAAAAGCAAATTTAAAGACGATTTTAGCTATATCAATCAAAGAGTGGATGAAATAATTAATCAAGCGAGAGTAGACGGAAATTTAGCTCAAGAAAAGTTATTGATTGATGAAATGAAAAAGGGAAGAAAGTTTAATAAGGCAAGCGAAAAATTTACTGCTAAATTTTTTAAAATTAACGATAGAAAAATGAATGCTCTTATCAGAGCAACAAAGAAAGATTTTGAAAAAGGTGAAGTAGCCATATTAAGACAAGCAAATGACCAGTACCGTAAAATTATATTTGATGCTCAAGCATATGCAAATAGTGGAGCTGGTACATATGCAAAAGCTGTTGATATGGCTACAAAAGACTTTTTAAGCAGAGGAATTACATGCATCGAATACAATAACGGTGCAAGGCACACCATGCAAGACTACTGCGATATGTGCCTTAAAACAGCCACAAAGCGAGCTTATCTCACGGGTGAGGGAGAGAAAAGAGCAGAGTGGGGAGAACACCTAGTAATCATGATAAAAAGAGGTAGAGGCCCTAACAATGAAGGTAGTGGGGTTTGCCCTTTTTGTGCTCCATGGACTGGTAAAGTACTAATTGATGACGTATGGAGTGGAGGGAGTAAAGAGGATGGAGATTATCCTTTGATGTCTTATGCGATATCTCAAAAGCTCTATCATCCACGTTGTAAAGATAGCCACACAACCTACTTTAATGATGGTTTCGATGAAGAGTATGACCGAGAAAAAGGCATAAGCAAAAATGAGCAGGAACAGGCAATAAATGAGTACAACAAAGAGCAGAAAATTAAATATGCTGAAAAACAAGTTGATAAGTATGAGCGACTAGAGAAATATAGCCTAGATGATGATAACAAGAAGAAGTATGGTGCTAGAAAGAGACAGTGGATCTTTAAACAAACCTTATAAAGTAATTATTTATCCAATGTATAGGCTATACAGACAGCAAAGGCAATACGGCTTTTTATTATGCCCTAAGCAAGGCTTTAAACTGCTTGAAATAATCAATCCACCGGACACGACCGGGATAAAAAGTGAAGGAGAGAAAAGTAATGACAAAAAAAGAATTTTTAGAATTAGGACTATCAGAGGAACTTGCAACTAAGGCAGAGGAGGCAAGCAAGAAAGAACTTGCTAACTTTATACCTCGTACAAGATTTGAAGAGGTTAATGCAGAAAAGAAAAAGGCTGAAGCTGACTTGAAAGAACGTGATATTCAATTAGAAGAACTAAAAGAAAATAATGGAAATGTAGACGACCTTAAAAAACAAATTGAAGAATTGCAAAGAGTAAACAAGGAAACATCTGAAAAAGCTGAAGCAGAACTAAAAGAATTACAGCTTACTAATGCGATTAAGCTAGCAATCGCAGGTAAAGCACACGACGAGGAACTTGTAGCAGGTTTATTTGATAAGACTAAATTGATACTCAATGATGATGGCAAGGTTACTGGACTAGATGAACAGCTTGGTAGCTTGCAGGAGAGTAAAGCATTTTTGTTTAAGCAAGATGAAGGCAATCAGAATCCAAATACATATACAGGCTTCAGGGTTGGTGGAGCTGGAAACGGTCAACCTAATACACCAACTAAGCCAACATCTCTTAAAGATGCTTTAATTAATGCGTACAACGCACAATAAGAAAGGACAGTGATTTAATATGGCAATTACATTAGCGGAAGCTCAAAAGAATGTACAAGATGACGTACAAATCGGTGTTATTGATGAATTTAGAAAGAGTAACTTTATTTTAGATAAACTTACTTTTGATGATGTAGTATCGCCAACTGGTGGAGGTGCTACAATGACTTATGGTTACACTAGGTTAACTACACAGCCAAGTGCAGCGTTTAGGGATGTTAACAATGAGTATAGTGCATCTAATGTAGCTAAGAAAAGATACACTGTAGATTTAAAGATTTTTGGTGGTTCATTTGAGATTGATAGAGTAATCGCAAATATGGGTGGCATTATTAATGAAGTTGAT